GTTCCCTCCTATATAACTCAAGAAAGGGCGGTTGTCTTTGACTCCGCCCTTTTTTTATGGCATATTGAAGTTCTAGCATAACAAGTCGCACAAACTGAGCTAGCAGACGGTATAGAGATTGTGTGGCGAGGTCTATACAACCATGGAGGTTTTATTATGGCAAACAAAACAACTTTCACTGGCTTCGTAAGAAGTAACGGTGGAGATCAAGATAGAATTACCTATGCGGGTTCAATCCCAATGGTAGCTCAGTTCTATGTTGCAAACGCAGCGGCATCCACAACAGATGTTCAAATTTCATCAACTAACACAGATCCTGTGATTCTTCCTGAAGGCGCTATTGTAGATATGGTTCTAACAGTAGGTGCAGCTACAGGTGGCTCAAGCCCAACAATCGATTTAGGTGTTGTAGATTATGATGGTGGAACAGACATCGTAGACACTGATGGTTTAGGTGATAACTTTAGAAGTGACATTAATGCAAGACAAGATGTAGCTTCTGGTCAAGCAGGTACACTTGTAGCAAACCAAACTAAGTTAACTGAAAGAGCAAAAGTAACAGCAACTGTTGGAACTTCAGCTCCTACAGGTGGAACTTTAAGTGGTGTTATCTACTACCACATTCAAGACGACGGCACACAGTCTAGTTAAGGAGGTAAATTATGGCCTTCGATAGTGATGTATTAGCAAAAAGCTTTACTGCAAATGCTAGTGCGCAAAATGTAAATAACAATAACTCTAGATTAAAAGGTGTCTTGATTAGTCCTGACGCTACTAATGCTGGTAGTATTGTTTTTAAAAACGGTGGTACAACTGTATTCACCGCTAACGTACAAGGCGGAGGTTCAGATTTCTCTTTAGGTATCCCTGAACAGGGAGTGAGATTTGCTTCAAATCTTAACGTGACAGTTACTAACTGTTCTTGTACTGTATTCTATACAGGATAAGAAACATGGCTGAACGCAAAAGAGATAAGCAACCGCCAAAAACTAAAAAGTATTTCCGCTCCACTAAAAGTGGGGCGGGAATGACTTCCGCAGGTGTTGCTCGTTATCGACGAGAAAACCCTGGATCTAAATTATCTACTGCGGTAACGGAAAAAAATCCTACAGGAAAAAGAGCATCGAGAAGAAAATCTTATTGTGCTCGTTCAGCAGGGCAAATGAAACAATTTCCTAAAGCTGCAAAAGATCCAAATTCAAGATTAAGACAAGCACGTAAACGCTGGAGGTGCTAAATGGAAATAAGCGACAAGACGACGGTAGGGATGCCTATCCGAAATTTAATTTCTATTGTCACTGCCGTGGCATTAGGAGTCTATGCTTATTTTGGAATAGTCGAAACGCTTAATCAACACTCCACTAGATTGGAGTTGATGGAAAAAGATTTAGAACTAAACACAGAGTTTAGAATTAAATGGCCTCGAGGTTTAATGGGTAATCTACCCGCCGATGACGAGCAATTTATGTTATTAGAATTTCTAGCACAACAAGTTGAAAAACATCAAGGTATCTTAGATGAGAATGCTCACATTCAAGTAATGATTGATCATTTAGAATCTGAAGTTGATAAGCTTTTAAAAGATGTAGAAAAACTAAAAGATGCTACTAGAGATATTAAATTTGGTAATGGTAATGGGAATGGTCACTAATGTGGAAAGTAGTCATAGCTCTTTGTTTATTCAGCAGTCAAGGGGACTTGTTAGAACATACTTTAACAGATAGTGTTTCCGATTGTTTAGAAAAGAAAAGAGTTATGGAAAGAAACATGCCTACCACAATGATATCTTGTGGTCAAGTGGAAGCAGAATTAGAAGAACTACAAGGTAAAATATTTATAAAAAGCATTCGCAAAATGGAACACTAATGGCAAAGAAACAAACAGATAGTTCTAAGGTTATTGAACATGTGGTTAAGAAAACCACTATTGGCGACGGTAGAATTAGTTGGTCAACTATGAATAAACATAAGCGACGTAATTTTAAAGCTTATCGGGGACAAGGTCGTTAGTGAATTGTAGGTAATTCAAAGTCAGGTTCAAAAACTATTTCTAGTTCTTCTTCTTTACTCGGCTTCTTCGAAATTGTAGAAAAAACTTTCATCATCCCCTGCTGTCCATTTTGATTTATTCTCTACACCATACTCTATTGTAGAGACTTTGTAATCAGGAAATCTCATTTTCTTTGGAGAAAGTGATTTATCGTAGAAAATTACACGATTATTAGGCTGTGCTGCAAAGTAACCATTATCTAATTGTATGATATTAAAAGATTTATGTTGAGAGGGTATTTCCGAATATCCGATATCAGGAATATTGTACTCAGGATGACAGCTATCAATTGTGAATAAATATTCACCAAAATACCATTTTTTGTTAGGAGCTAAGTATTTACACTTGCCTGAGCCAACACTAACTTTTTGAATAATTGAAATATGATAGCTAAAAGCGTCCCAAAGCTCTAAGTTTTCGAGTTCCATCTTTTCGTCCGTTTTCTTCCAAACGAACGCCGAGATAGGAAGTTTATCAAATAAAGCTCCCGTCTCATAGAGGTAGGTCTCAAAATAAAGTGCCCTACCTTGAATAGATTTCGTAGTAATCCAAATACCAGGTTCATATTCTCCGTGTCCTTTTTCATGATTGTATAGATATTCCTTCTTAACAAGTACCTCAATTGGTGGTATGTTTGCAACTAAAAAGGACATATGATATGACTATAACACGAGCACAAGAGTCAATGCAAGTATCGAAAGGGCCAGGTAAAAAAATGAAAACAAAAATGAAATCCAAAAAGGTAACTAAAAAATCAAAATTTCCAGATATGAGTGGAGATGGTAAAGTAACTAAAAAAGATATTTTAATGGCCAGAGGAGTTATTAAAAAAGGTAAAAAATAATGAAAACGAAAGCTGAAAAAAAGATTTCTAAAGTAATGAGGGAGTACAAAAAAGGAAAGCTTACTTCTGGTTCTAAAAAAGGACCCAAGGTCAAGAGTCGTAAACAAGCTATTGCTATCGCTTTAAGCGAAGCAGGAAAGAGTAAAAAACGTGGCTAAACTTTGTGCTAGAGGTAAAGCAGCTGCAAAGCGTAAGTTCAAGGTCTATCCTAGCGCTTATGCTAATATGTATGCAAGTGCTGTTTGCTCAGGCAAAGTAACTCCTGGCGGGAAAAAGAAGCCAAAGAAAAAAGCTGATGGCGGAATGGTTAACGAAGTTTCACAACAACGAAAAAGAGTTTCTAATTATAATCAAGGCGGTATCGCTAAAGCTTGTGGGGGTATCATGGAAGACAGACGAAAGGTCACTAAGTTTGTGTAATGGCTAAAAATGGATTACGTAAATGGGTTGCAGAAAAATGGGTGGACATTGGAGCGCCTGATGGCAAAGGTGGTTTTAAACCTTGTGGTCGTAGTAAAGGTGAAACAAGAAAAGGTTATCCAAAATGTGTTCCTTTAGCAAAAGCAAGATCCATGAGCAAAGGAGAAAGAGCAAGCGCCGTGAAGCGTAAACGAGCTGCAGGCAACACAGGCCCAAAGCCAACAAACGTAAAAACTTTTACAAGGAAAAGGAAAAAATAAATGCCAACACCAACTACTTCAGGAACAACAAGTTTTACTCTTAGCATTGATGAACTAATCGATGAAGCATTTGAAAGATGTATGATTTCGTCTGTTCGATCAGGTTATGACTTACGAACAGCCCGTCGTAGTTTAAATATTTTATTAGCTGAGTGGGGCAACAGAGGTGTTCATCTATGGAAAGTTAAATCTTACACACAAGACTTAACTCAAGGCACAGCCACCTATAATGCTCCAAGCGATGCTTCCGATATTCTAGAAGTAGTATATCGAACAGGATCAGGAAGTACTCAACAAGATACATCAATGACTAAAATATCTCGTTCTGAGTATATTAATTTACCTAATAAAAATTCTCAAGGAACACCAAGTCAATACTATGTTGATCGACAGTATGTTCCAACTATTACTTTATATCAAACACCTGATACAACAGGCAGTCAAATATTTTACTATTATGTAGGAATTATTGAAGATGCAGGGGCCTATACAAACGATCCTGATGTCTACTATAACTTTATTCCCTGCCTTGCATCTGGTATGGCTTACTATATTTCAATGAAAAAAAGACCTGAGCTAACTCAGCAATTAAAAATGATTTATGAAGATGAAATGCAAAGAGCTCTTGTTGAAAATGGTCAAAGAACTTCTGTGCATATTGTGCCGTCGAATTTCTTTCCAGGAGGTTAATCTATGGCTTTTGCAACCGGAAAATTTGCGGTAGGTATCTGTGATCGTTGTGGTCAGCAATATAAATTATTACAGCTTAAAAAAGAATGGAATGGATTATTTACTTGTCCTGAGTGTTGGGAGCCTAAACATCCTCAACTAGATCCACCGTATCACGCAGCAGATGCCATAGCAGTGAAAAATCCAAGACCTGCTCGTATTGAACCGATGACTGTTTTTGTCGGAGCTCCAGGAGATAGTGCTTTTACCTCTAATGGCATGATGCCTTCACAGCAAGAAGATGACTTGCTAATATCTTGTAGAGTTGGTAGAGTCACAATTGTAATATCATGAACTATTCCGAATTATTAACTAATGTTAGAAACTACTCAGAAGTCGACAGTAATGTTTTGTCTAATTCTGTTATCAATGTTTTTATCACTAACGTTCAAAATAAAATTGCAAGAGAAGTAGATTTAGACGAGCAAAGACGCTATGCCACTACTACCTGTACCGCTAATAATGCTTTTTTAGATGTAACAGGACCTAGTGGAGGTTTTCGATTTGCAAGAAGTTTACAGTTAGTAGGCGGTGACGGAACACGAACTTACTTAGAACAAAGAGATCAAACTTTTATGGATGAATATTCTCCAAAGAGAAGTGAAACCACAGGAACTGGTCAACCTAAATATTGGGCGAATTGGGATGCTCAAACATTAATGTTAGCGCCTACTCCTGATCAAGTTTATACAGTTGAAATGGCTTACATTGAAGAGCCTCAAGAATTAGACACAAGCAATGCAAGTTCAACAACATGGATATCTGAGAACGCACCAGAAGTTCTTCTTTATGGCGTCTTGGCGGAAACCTTTTCCTACTTGAAAAACCCACAAGATATGCAATTATATGAAGCAAAATACTCACAAGCTCTTCAAGCATTAGCGACAGAGCAAATGGGTAGAAACCGTAGGGATGAATACAGTGATGGTGTGGTAAGAATCCCAATGAAATCACAGGCACCATAAAAGGGGTAACTAAAAATGGCAATTAACCAAGCAGTTTGTGCAACATTCAAACAGCAGTTGTTAGATGGCGATCATGATATATCAAGCGATACAATCAAACTCGCTCTCTATACAGATTCTGCAACTTTGGATGCAAACACATCAGCCTATGCAGCGACAAACGAAGTCGGTGACTCAGGCACATACGCAGCAGGCGGTGGCACTCTAGCGAATGCAAACGTCAGCTTAACCAAAACTAACGCAACAGCATCAACAGCTTTTGTAGACTTTGATGATTTATCATTTACAAGTGCAACAATCTCAGCTCAAGCAGCTTTGATTTACAACACTTCATCTGCAAACGTCAATGCTT